GCTGCTTTTGACACTCTTGCTAATTCATCCAGCGCCGGCTTGGACCAAAGGTCTGCCCGCTCGCCGCCGATCATCTCAATGACCATAACACGTTTGCGGGGATATTTGCTTTCCGCGGTCATCATTGCAGCTATTGGTTTTCCGTCAACGTAGATGCCCCACAGCAACGATTGACTGGTGCGCAGCCATTCTTCCACGTCATCCATCCCGCACTGATCCGCCAGCCGTTTCTGCGCCAGCTCAATCATCGGGCCGAATATCGGCCAATACTGATCCATCTTGTCAGCAGGAACGTAGAAAACACCGACTTTACTCATGCGTACAACCTCGTAATGCCAAGCGTCGTTGCGGGGGCCGCTGGCGAGAATGCCGTTGCAGGGGTCGCTTCAAGATAACCGTCCAGCCTATCCACAGCCCACATCGCCTCAAGATAATCTCCGGCCTGCACGTCAAAAGTTGTCGCGCGGCTTACAACCGTTGTCGCGTCATTCTGGTGCAAGGACGCAACAATAGTTGAACTTGGCGCGTCAACGCCGTTAATGCGCGGCCAGAAATAAAACGTCACCGTGCTGGCCGATGTGCTTGTGATCTGCGCGGAAAAGCTGGCCATGTAATGCCCGCCCTCCTCAAACACCAACCGCGATGCAGGCGTGCCATTGGTGATGCCCTCAGCCGTTGCCGCCGTGTAGGTCAGCGCATAAGGGGTATTTATGACAGCCGCAGTCTGGTCTGCCGTAATCGAGCCTTCATATTGCCCATCAGACAACACAATTTGACGAAACTCGCCGTTTTTAGATACGACTGGGTATCCTTTAATATCGTCCCAAAGCAAGATGCCATTGGTGGCTGCTGTTTCTGCGCCGGTCTTGAACTGAAGGCTTGGCAAGGCCCGCGAGAGGTATGTGGATACCTGCCGCGCCCAGACCTTCCAATCAGGGCCGACAGGGGGAGGCAGGAGCGCACTCATCGCTTGCCCCCTTGCCTGACATCAAAGCGGAACCGCCCGACCCGCCACGGGCCGTTCACAGCCGCTGTCACGCGCATCCTGACCTGCCTGCCTTGGAACCTTACGCTGGTCGGGTTTGACATCGTGTAGGGGCCGTGTGACGTCTCCGCAGCGGTCGGATAAAGCCGCGTCTTGAATGTCGTCGTCACGTCGCCAAGGTTTACCTCGTCGGGGATCAAGTCAGTCACAACGGCCAAGTTATCGCCGGACCCAATTTTAAACGGACCAGTCTCGGCAAAAACATTTCCGCCCTCGTAGTTAAAGCCGGTTTCGTGGTCGTAGACAGATCCGTCAGCATCGGCCCAGATTGGCGTACGGAATACGCCGCGATCAATGCCAGTCGTGCGCGACAGGTCGCCCATCAACCAATGTCCCTCTTTGTAATCGTAGGACACATAGCGATCAATTTCATTGCTGGCTGAAGAGCAATAGAACCACCAAACTTCGCCATTCTGGCCATTTGTGGCGGCCCATGTCTTGCTGATCTGCGCCGTGTTGATGTCCAAGAAAACCTTGTCCCACACAACGTACTACAATCCCTGCGCATTTGATCGGTTGTAGCCAAAGAACCCGCGCTGGCCCATCCAGAACACGCCCGCAGGCGTATCCGCTACAGCCTTACGCGCGACAAGCCCGCAGGACGATCCCACGCGCTCAAACTGGTAGACAAACGGTGGGCCGACGTAGACCGCGCGGTGCGCATCCTGGTCCGTCAAGATCAGCGCCTGCCCCTGCGTCCGCACGCCCGCCATAATCTGGCCGGGGGTTTGCAGCTCCAAGTCGCCAGCCTGATTGGTGCTGGCCGGCGCCCAAAGCGTGTTGTCCTCAAAGTCAGACCAAGCAACCTTGCGCGGATCTCCGCCCGCTCCCAAGGCAAACACAAATCTTTCCTCGGTCACAAGAACACCAAGATTGTCGATCGGCGCATTCGCAATAACCGCAGCGGGGGTAACTGGGTTTAGCTGCCACTCGTACAGTTTGCCGTCAGTGGATGAACACGCAACCAAATACTGACCCCATGTATCCATTGACCACGTTGTCGCCTCTGAATAATTTCCGGTGTCAAGGCGCGCCTGTCCGTAAAACCCTGTGCCGTACAGCCCGCCACCGTACCCCGTGTTGACAGCCGCGTCCTCAAGCCCAGCGGGAAAGCCCGCAGGCGTGATGTCGTATGTCGTTCCGTTTGGCGTGCTGGCGTACAGATTGTTGTACGTGCCTGCCGCAATCCAGCGTGTGTTGGTGTAGCTTTCCCAGCCAATCATCCCGCGCGGGGCCGCAGCGTAGACCACAGAGCCGAACCTGTCTATCCAGCCACCCACAGGACGCAAAGAGCCGTCACGCCAGCGCACAAGGCTGCCCTCGCGCCAGCGGCCCTCGCTCTCAAGGTCCGTGCCGTGATAACGAAACCCTGGCGGGGGTGAAAGTTGGACAAGTGCCATTCAATTACTCCGGCGCAACAGGCCAATCAATGTTTTCGGGAAAGCCCGCTTGAATTGTAATGTCGCGCAAAGCCTGCCGATAGGTGGCCCATGCCGCTTGGTCTACAGGCGCGTCTGCTACCTGCGTCCAGTCGGACTGGCTTAGGAGGCCGTTGCGCTTGCTGCGGGCGGCGGTGGCGAGGGTGGTTGGGTCAGGTGCGACCTCAACCCAATTTGCGCCATCCCACTCATGCAGTCCGCTAGGCTTTAGTGGAACCTCAACTGTGCCTTTTGGATACCCGTCAAGGATACGCTGCGGAACATCGCCAGTTGTTTGCCAATAGCCGCGATCTGGGTGATAAAAACCGTTTTCCATTATCTTAGCTCCCACCATTCTAAAAGAGTTACTGAACCATTGATCCGGTAGTAAATAAGATCAGGGATGATAAAGAAATGAGCGCTTGGTTTGCTAGTAGCATCAGCGAATTTACCTAAATTAAACCAAGTGACGTTGTCGGTAGAAATTTGGAAGTATCGCGGAACTCCTTGAGTTATACTGACGGAAATTGGTCCCCCCGTGGTGTTTTGATAGGATGTTGATGCGGCGCGTGATGCCGTCATATCCTGCCACGTTTGTTCAGACCCACCCAAACCATTAGCAGCAACCGCCTGCCCTAACCTCTGCCCAGACACCTGCCCGAATACCGTGGAAGTGTCGTCTTCAACTTGCACTTGGGTTAATTCAGGCGGTGCTGGGAGATTATCAATTTGCGTCTGAATAGGCGAAGTCACGCCGCTCACATAATTAATCTCTGTCGCCGTTGCCGTGATGTCTGCCAAGGCAACCGTCACACCATCCAGCAAATTCAACTCTGCCGTTGACGCCGTGATCCCGTCAAGCACAGCCAGCTCGGTGCTGTCTAAAGGCCCGATGAACGCAGCAACCGCATCCCAGTTTGCGTTGAGTGTATCGCCCCAAGTATCCTCGGAGCCGCCGACCGTCGGCTTGGTGTAAGTGAATGTGGTCATCTAGTAACTCCTGATCTTTAATCGCGGCGTCGTGCCGCTAAACCGCGCCTTATCGCTGGCCATATTGGCCGCCTCGATCGCCGCGTTAAACAATCCGCCCCACAAGCCAACCCGCTCGTCATCCTTCAAATACGGTGCCGCCTGCAGCAGCGCCCCATACAGATAAATATCAGGGTGATACGTTAGCAGCCAGTTGTCAGCGTTCGCATCGCTCAGCGCAGTAGGCGCCGCAATATACACCAAGTTGGCCGAATATGTATCATTCGGCGTCGGATAGACCTCAATCTGACCGCCGGTGAGCGCGTAATACTGCGGCTTGCCGCCCGTATCCGCATTAGCCTCGCGCCGATCCTGCATCTCGCCACGGCTAATCAATTCCATCCGCACGGGCCGATCCGCAGCCAGCGTCATCATCGACACCTCAAGAAAGCCAGCAGGCAGGTCCGTAAACTGTCCAGATACAGACAACGTGGCCCGCTCTTCCATGCGCCAGTGACGCACACGCCGATTGATGTCAGCCTCCGCCAAGCTGATAAACGTCGGCAGCACCGCCGTCAGGTCATCCCGCAGCA